GTCAGCTGGTAAAACGGCGTTGTCGGCGTACCATCGCCGTTCTTCCATTTGGCCACGCGGGACAATAGCTGTTGCGGAAAGGTCGGTACCGTCATTATTCGTCACCAGGATGTTCTTCGATCTCGGCAAACACGCCTTGCAATGCACTCTTAATTGGTCCAGTCCAGATCAACTCTGGCACCATATCATAGGCCATGCCACAACGGTTCCAAGTTGGCTTCACCACATACCCTTCCGGGAAAGTCGGCCCAGTAACCGGAGTGCTCAGTGGCTGCAGCGAATGCGTCGTGAAGGTAAAGCCGCGATCCCTGGAAATCCGCAGCTCGACCTGCGGCGGTGGATTGCCAGGGACGATCGTAGTTGTCCCGCATTCCATATCGGCAATGATCTTCCAACAGGTAATGCGGGAGAAATGCTGATTATCAACCAAATGCGGCATACCCCGCCGGTAGCTCAGCGGCCATCCATTGTCGGTGTAGTTGGTCTCGTCGATTTTATAGAGCGCCCCAGTTGACCAATCCAGGGCCAGGTTCATGCCATAAGCATAAGCCTTGAATAGCGCCTGCCAGCGATGCTGCACCCCATTGCTGTCAATCCAGCCGACCTCGTGCCACTCATGGGTTGCTTCATCAAATACCCAAGTCCGATCTGCAGTCGGGAAATCAAAGCAGATGAACAGATGCCCTCGGATCTGATAGGTCGTGACAATGCAGTCATTGACGGTCGTATAGCCAAGCCATTCTTCCTCAATGGCATGAGTGGAAATCCGCTGCGCCTGGATGGAAGCGCCACGCATTGCCATCCTGGCCCCTTCCGGGTTCTGCGATAGCCAGTAGATATTGACATCGCCCTTGCCGACCGCAAACGGGCCAACAATGCCATGCTCTACAATCGAACCGGAGATGATCTGAAATGGAAACGGTATGGTCCCGGCATTCTGCCAGACCTCGCTCCGATAGCGGCCCAATAGCCAAGCCTGCCGTTCTGATGCAATCAATGAAATGATGTTATCTGGCCATGCCGTCTTAGTACCGAAGAACAGCGCATTGAACACATTGGAATACAGTGTCGTGCAATACCAATTCGGCGTTCCCGGCTCATTGAAAATGGCAAAGCCATCAAGGAAATCATTCCTGGTGGCACCAAGGAAATTCGGATCAGAAATCGCCGAAAGCGCATTATTGGCAAGATTGATCTGGCTACCGGTGCGAGAAGTATCCACCAGAAATCCGGTTACGCCATTATCAGTGAATGAAACCGGAGTATTGAGGTTGGTGGTCAGAGGGCCAAGCGAGGTCCAGACCAGATTGGCATCAATCTCGTAGACCACATTGTTAACCACGGCATAGAGATCGCCGAGTGATGACGCCACCAGCATTCGGCCAATACCGACAACCGGAGAGCCCGCTCCTACTGCGGTAAGGCCAGGACGCGAATAATGGGTAACATTAGCCGGAGCCTGGGCGTGCTCGGCATTGTGCTCAGGATAGAGGTTGAATGACCTCTGAGCGCCAGCAATCAGCGACGCCTGCCTATAAGCGCCTCCAAGCAAAGGTATTCGTGGCATAGGCCATGCCCACTCCGCCCTCTTGTGATCAACTACCAGCCGTACAGAACCATGCTCCACCCGCCGGAGAGAAGCAATTGACGTTCTTCAGCGTGGTCAATCCAGCATAAGCAGTGGTGCCGATAACAGTATTGATGGTGTCCTGGGTGCCGGGCGTAAACGTCGCTGCAGAGCCGTAAATGTTGATGGTAAACCCAGTGGCGTTGCCGATATAAGCCTCAGTACCCGGAAACGCCGTTGGTAGGCAGACATATCCAGTTGAGGCCGAAGTTGCGATCTGATTCATGCCTGGATTGAGCTGCGTGCAGTTAGCTTGGCCAGACGTTTGGCTCACCGATAGAGCTGGATAGTAATTGGTAAACCTGTCGGCCTGCAGTGCCTGGACAATGCTATAGAGATTGGTAGTCGGATCGCCGAGTGACGGCCCGGAGGCCGATGGCAATTGAATGACCACATTGGCGTGAGCAATCAGAAACCCGAGCATCACCAACGCGAAGCTAGCGCCAAAGGCACGAACGTAAGCAAGACCTTTCATAGTCATTCTCCTTAGTAGGTGATGTCGCCAAAGATGTTGTAGTGGCTCGGCCGCACCAGCAACGGCGGCATAACCAGCTCTGGTGCTTGGATTTGGGCGTTGCGCATGGTCTCCAAACTATCGGCCGCCAGGATATTCAACTCCGCATCCGGCCGCGATCCCTTGCCGTAGCCCTGGCGCAATCTCCTTGCCAGATTGAACTTCATTGCAGCCCGGGAGATCGGTGGCAGGGTTGCCAGTTACATGTTCAACGGCAAAGTCAGCGGAAATGCATCTTTGAAGATAACATGCATTTCATACAGGCCGGAACCTTGTGGCCATGGATAGAAATACAAATTTCCGAGCGGCGTTGCCGGTTGGTAGTACCAACCCTTGGTAAAAGCTACCAACTTTTTCAATGCAATGTCGGAGTAGCTTTCTCCTGATGGAATCAATCTTAATGGTTGATCGACTGGCATAATGCCGCCGGACAGAATGCGTAAGTAGGCCGCTTCAATTCGATCAGGGCGTACCGTCACGTTGATATTGCCGCCTGGGCCGATCGTATACGGCGTAGCCTGTCCAGTGGCTGGCGTCCCCATGTCGATCTTTTCCCAGATCAACCAGGTCTTGGAATTCCATTGCGCCAGCATGTCGGAAAGATCGTTCTGGGCGTCCAGAATATCGTCCCCAGCCGGAACTTGCCCAAGACCGATAATGCCGGACTTACGCAGTGCCGCGATAACCACATCATTGACAGTGAATAGGCCGTCGACGGCCGACATGGATTACTCCCCGGCACCTTCCTCGATGACGTGACCAGCCCTTACCTTGGGTACTGTCCTTCTTTTGCGCTGGACCACGGGCTTAGTCTTGCCGGAAAGCGCCTGCCGCAATGCTTGGTTCTCAGCCAATAGATCATCGACTGACCGGCCAGCAATCGGGATCGCCACCGTTTTTGGCTTGACCTCAGGCGCTCGGGGCATACCGAGCTTGGCGCAAACCAAAGCTTCATGCTCCTTGTCCGTCATAATAACCGGCTGACCAGCAACCCGAAACAATCCCTCATTGACCAAATCCTGCGTTACTAGAACTGGAATCGGCGACCCGACAACCGGTGGGCTTTCTTCCCAATAATCCTCCTTGGTATTCTGGTCGCGCTTGCGATGAATCTGCAACCATTCTTCCCGGTCTGCCCGAGTGCAGATCCTAGTCAGCATTTTGGGATAAGGATGCCCGGAGAAACCGGGTGGGGCATCCTCGTTCCAAACCGGGAAGTTGCGCTCATTAGTCTGCGGCGTCAGCGGAACCTGCGGGCCGTGTGGCATAGGTATCTCCTAGTTGTGATGCCTGTTTTCCTGCTTACCGGGCAAGCCGGAAGATGGAATACCAGTACCATCGTAATTGGTCTGCTCGGTTGCATTTTGAAACAGCACATAAGTACCCTGCTTGGCATGGCCCGGTGGATAAACTAAATTGGTGGTCTTACCCGTTGAGCCGTCAGTACCAGTTAACATCAGCGGGAAAGGTGTACCTGCCATTTGCTATTTCCCTTTCTTGCCATACGCCGCTTCTTCTTCGGCATTCTCAAAGATAACTGGTAGTCCAGCCTGCTCATGATCGTCGGGATAGACCGCCGGTACGACGCGACCCTGGCTATCCTTGACCGTCAGCATCTTTGGATACTCATCGAATTCATGGCCTTTCAGGTTAAGCTTGCTCATCAAATGCGCCACATAGGTGGTGTTGGTCACACTTGGCTCGACACCCAGAAAGCCACAAACTTTGGCGAGAAACGACTGCTCATGCCGTTCCTCAGGGTCAGGGTCAGGCGGCGGCTCGGCGAGCCACGTCTCACGCAGCCGATTCGCCACCGCCATAGGATCAAGTTCAGCCATCATAAGCCTCCCTATTAGATCACATCTGGAACAATGCAGCCCCATTCTGGACGAGGCGACAATGAGCCAAATAACACATCAAGCCGGGTGATCTCCTGATCAGTGCCAATCTGATACTGGGTAAGAGACCTCATGCTGACGTTGTCGTAGCGATGCCGGGCCGATTGCTGCAGGTTGGCCGGAATTGGCAAGTCGCCAGTAGCCATCGTGATCATCTGCGGCGCATAGGCAAAGTTCCGCCGCCATGTCACTGAAGCCAAGGTATAGAGCGAGATTGCTGCAGTATTGGCCGGAGACGAAACCACGGTCTGATACTGCACTTGAGCGCCACCAGCACCGGCCGGAATAATGGAAGGATAGAGCGAGAGCGAAGTAGCACCGTTGGCAGCATTGGCTGTAACCACAAACTGCCGTTGCATACCGGTTGATTGCTTGGTTACGCGGTTGACCGCCAGCACACCGGCAATGACGATGATGTCACCTGCCACCAAAGTACCAGTGATCGCGTTGGTCGTCAGGGTCGGGCCGGTCTGGTTGGCACCAGCGACCGTCCCCGCAGAGAAAGTACCAGTGGTATGTTTGATGACCGTCTGGTCCATGAACCACGTAAAGCCTAATGCTCGATACATCACGCCTTCGTAATACTGCTCCGAGATCGCCGTATTCGGGTTGAGCAACCCGGCCAGTGATTGGACGATTCTCGCTTCGGTCCATGGATCGTTGATGACCTTGCGTGACGGCATCGGTGCCGAGTTGTCGTTGAGCCTAGCACGAGCCTGCAAGTAGGTGCCAGCATTTGGCGTTTGGATGTTACCGCCAGCATCCAGATTGGCCTGGATGTTGGAGATCGCGCCCTCGGTGTTGAGCATAATCGTGGAAGCGACGTTGCCCGACAGGTTGTTCATCATCGGGAGCAAGATGCGTTCGGCAAAATCATCCAGAGACAGCAACAGATCAGCTTGCGTGAACGACACGTCGACATGCTGCTGCGTCGACATGGTGAGCACGGTTTGCTGCTCGGCGGTGTCTTGAACCGAAATACCCGGTCCGGAAACCACCACGAAGTCGTTGGGCAGACGAATGCGGAGCTGGGAGCCGATTTTGGCCCCGGAGCGTCCAAACTCGTCGTCAAACTGACGGTCGATGTTCTTGATGAAGGCGTTGGAGTTCACGAACAGCTCGATCGCTTCGCGCGTGATCATGCTGATCGTGATGATATTGTTGGCCATGGCCGGGTGATCCTGTGCGAGAAGCGCCGCCTTTCATCGGCGCGGGTGTCCGGTTTAAGCCTCCGGCTTGGCGCAAGGGGTTTTGAAGCTGGCCCTGACCAGCACACGAGTTTTGAAGCTGGCTCGGACCAGCACACGGGGTTGCCCGCCCGGACGGGTTGATCGGTAATCTATGGCTAGGAGTGCAAGACACTCGGCCTCTCACTAGGCATTGGCAACAGTTCCGCACTGCGCTTAGCTGCTTTGATAAACCTTTTGAACCGTTCTGGAAAGGTGGCATCGTCGAGGTTATGCAGCACCGGACTGACAAACCGAGCCATGAAAGCATCATGATCTTCCAGCATGAGCTGCACATCAGCATCAGTTAATA